ACGTTTTCGCTGTACTCCAAGGATGAAATCACTACATACCTTTCCAATCCTTACCAGTATGAGAAACAGCTCCGTCGAGCGGTTACATACATCTATGGCGCAAGTTCCCATTTCCGAAGGCTCATCCAGTATTTCGCCGGTCTTTCCGATTTGTCGTTTGTCGTATCGCCATATCGCATTGACCCTGCCAGCGCAAATATCAAGTCTATCAATCGGAACTACCGAAAGGTATTGAACGCAATGTCTGCCATGAATGTGCGGACACAGTTCCCGAAGATTTTGACGGTATGCCTGCGTGAGGATGTGTTCTACGGAACAATGTGGGTGACAAACGACAACATCACTATCCAGCAGTTGCCGTCTGATTACTGCACCATTTCTACGATTGAGGGAAATGTTCCGAACGTCACATTCGACTTCTCCTACTTTGACGCACGCTCAGCTTTGCTGGAGTTCTATCCTGCCGAGTTTAACACAAAGTATTCGGCGTATCAGAAAGACCGCAGAAACTTGCGGTGGCAGGAGCTGGACTGTCCGACTTCATTCGCTATCAAGTGCAACAATGATATCCTCGATTACGCCCTCCCGCCGTTTGCGGGGATTCTGCGCGAGGTATACGACCTTGAAGACTACAAGCAGCTCAAGCTGACGAAGACCACGCTGGAGAACTATGCCATGCTGGTCATGACGCTCGGCACGGACGATGAGGGCAACTGGACTCTGGACTATAACAAAGCCAAAGAGTTCTGGCGGAACCTTGACGCTGTTCTGCCGGAGGAGGTGGGGTCTATCCTCTCCCCTATGCCCATCAACAAAATCAGCTTTGAGAAGTCAAACACCGGCGACACAGATACCATTTCTGAGGCGGAGCAAAACCTGTTTACCGCCGCTGGTGTTTCCTCTTTGCTGTTTAACAACGATAAGGCATCCGCAAATGCGCTGTTGCTTTCTATCAAGGCAGACCAGACGATTACATATGGAATCGTGAAGAGCATTGAGGATGCAGTGAACCGATATGTCCAGGCACAGAGCTATGGGAAAAACTTCAAGGTAACATTTTTGGATTGCAGTCCCTACAACCGTAAGGAACTGGGAGACCAATATCTGAAAGCGTGTCAGTACGGCCTGCCATTCGTCTCTATGTATGCGGCCAGTCAAGGGCTGTCTCAGAGTGAGATGGATTGCATGAATTTCCTGGAGAACGATGTGCTTGGACTGATTGACCGGTTTAGACCGCTGCAGAGTTCGACCCAGACCTCAACATCGTCTTCTGGCGGCAAGGGTGCGACAGACGAAGGCGGCGCTCCAGTAAAAGATGTCGGGGATTTGACCGACAGCGGCGAACAGTCACGAGAGGATGGTGATGACTGGTGACAGGATTCATCTATGTTTTCAGTGACGAAGGGCGGGATGCCTTGTTGGCTCGCCAGTACGAATTGCTGAAAAGCGATGAGGCCAAGCATATCTATGTCTTTGTAAACAAAGGCGAACAAGATTTTGCGTGTGATGGTGTTCCATATGCGCTGTCCAACACGTTGACTTTCTAACCCGCATGGCGATGCTATGCGGGATTTACTATGCCAAAAGGTGGTGAACTGTTATGAGTGAGCGGAATATGAGAATCGTTTTCTCATCCGGCATCAGCGACCTCACAGAGCGCAACACTTCTTTTGACTCTGGTGTGCTCCGGGTTGCCTATGTTGGCAAGAACCGCAACAACAGCTTCATCAGCAAGGAGACTTTTGAGCGTTGTATGCCGAGTATTTACAACTGTCCTATCGTCTGCCGCTACGACAGAGAGGAGGATATTATCGGTTCGCACGATATGGAGCTTGTCGTCAGCGATGACGGCAGTATGCGTATTGTGAACATCACGCAGCCTGTCGGCATTGTTCCCGAAAGCGCCAGATACTGGTGGGAGGAAATCGAGGACGATTCCGGTGTGCATGAGTATCTGTGTACCGATGTTCTACTCTGGAAAAGGCAGGAAGCCTATAAAAAGATTAAGGAAGACGGTATCACAGACGAGTCGATGGAAATCTCGGTCAAAGAAGGCAAGATGGTTGACGGCGTCTATGTCATCGAACGCTTTGAGTTCACGGCATTCTGCCTGTTAGGTACGGCTGAGCCCTGCTATGAATCCGCATCTCTGGAGGTTTTCTCCTGCGGAGACTTCAAACAGCAGCTTGCTGATATGATGCAGGAATTCAAGGAAACATTCGCAAAGGAACAACCCTCGCAAGAGGTTGTTATAAAAACACAAAACTATTCGGAAGGAGGAGAAGGGGTATTGGACGAGAAGAATAAGCTGATGGCCGAGTTTGGCCTGACCGCCGATATGCTCGACTTCAGCATTGAGGACTTTTCTCTGGAAGAGCTCCGGGCCAAGTTTGAGACAATGAAATCCAACGGCAATACCGAGCCTGCGGGCGCAGAAGGCAGCCAGGAGAATTTTGAGCTGGAAGGCCAGTTCATGCAGGAGCTCTTTACCGCTCTGTATGCGGAGACCATTACAACCGATTGGGGCTCCATGCCTCGTTACTGGTTCGTTGATTACGACCGGGACGCCTCCGAGGTCTACGCAGAGGACTATGAGAACGGGTGGAACCTGTATGGGTTCCCGTACTCTATGGACGGTGACCATGTCGTTATCGACTTCAAGTGCGGAAAGCGCAAGAAGTATTCCATTGTGGACTTCGATGAGGGTGAGCAGGCGGCTCCCACGAGTAAGCTCTTCGAGCTTGTGACCAAGCGGTTCAGCGAGGTCAACACCGAGTGGGAGCAGAAGTTCCAGAAAGCGACCGAGGAGGCCATGGCAAACAGTGAGGAGCTGGCCGCTCTGCGCAAGTTCAAAGCTGACGCCGAAACTGCTGAGGAGCAGGAGAAGCGCAAGGAAGTGTTTGCCCAGTTTGGAGACCTGGCTGGCGTTGAGGCATTTGAGAGCCTGCGTGAACACTGCCTGGAGTTTGACCTGGAGACGCTGGAGGAGAAGTGCTTCGCAATCCGTGGCAGAAATGGCACTGCGGCGAAATTCTCCCATGAGCCCAAAACGCCAAAGCTGCCGGTGGAGAAGCATGACACTGAGCCTGAACCCTACGGTGGTCTGTTCGCCAAGTATGGGGTCGCTGCACCCGGTCAGCATAATTAAATTTCATACAAGGAGGAGTCAAAAATGGCTGATACCAAATATACCGTTATTCGCACCGACCTGATGAGCGGTACGAAGCAGCCCGCTGACCTTGTCTCTCTGCGTTTTTACGATGCTGAGGGCAAGACTGCGGAGGTCGAGAACGGCGTCATCGTCAAGCTGGAGGGCTATGAGGACGGCGAGCGCGAGGTGATGAAGGCTGTCGCCGCCACCGCTGGCGCTGACCTGAACGAGTGTGCCATCGTGGCCGGTGTTGAGGTCATGTACGATGAGCGCAAGAAGAACCTGGACGAGTTTATCAACGAGGCGGGGAAGGCTACCCGTGGCTATATCCCCCGCAGCCGCAACATTTTCTCTGTGACAGCAGAGGGTTTTGTTGGCGGTACTGTGCCCAAGAAGGGTGATACCGTCGGCATCGGCGCTAACGGCAAGATTGCCGCTGGTGGCACAGGTCTTGGTGTGTGCGTGGATGTGGAGGTCGTTGGTCGCCATACCTATTACGCCATCAAGATTGACAAGACTGAGAACTAAGAGAGGAGGTACATATAATGCCTGATATGAAAGATATTGTCAAGGTTGCTGTTGACGCCTACCACGGCAATGTGGAGCAGTATTCCGTTGGTCAGTCCCAGGAGGTTCTGCGTAAGGCCCTGGTCGATGCCAACGGCGGCAGCACCAAGCTGGACTACCGCAAGATTCGTGACGGCGAGTGCAAGGGTCTGTTTACCCTGATTGAGCAGATTCTGTCCCGTACCGCTGTTGAGGGCCTGCAGGGCGACGAGTATTTCAACGCTCTGGTGGACTTCCGCAATATCGCCGAGGGCGATAAGAACCTGTTCCTGATTGAGGACAGCAATCTGTTCATCGTCTCTGAGGCCGCAGACGGTACTCAGGGTATCCGGCGTCAGCGCCTGAGCGGCATCAGCGAGACATCCATTCCGACTTCTCTGAAGGTCGTAAAGATTTACGAGGAGCTGAATCGTGTTCTGGCTGGCCGTGTGGACTTCAACACCTTCATCAACAAGGTGTCCGAGTCCTTCCGCAAGAAGCTGCTGAACGATGTTTACACTCTGTGGAGCACCGCTACCGCCAATGACTTTGGCGGCACTACCTACTTCCCTGCCGCCGGGGCCTATGACGAGGATGAGCTCCTGGAGCTGATTTCTCACGTCGAGGCCGCCGCCAACGGCAAGCCCGCTACCATCATCGGCACCAAGAAAGCCGTTCGGAACCTGGCTCCCTCTATCCAGGGCACCGAGTCCAAGAGCGACCTGTACAACATGGGCTATTACGGGAAGTTCTACGGCTCTCCTGTGGTCGTCACTCCCCAGCGCCATAAGGTTGGCTCCACCGAGTTTGTCATGCGGGATGATGTCCTGACCATCATCGCTGGCGATGACAAGCCCATCAAGTGCGTGTACGAGGGCGACCCCATTGTTATCATGGGTGACCCGCTGACTAACGGTGACCTGACTCAGGAGTACCTGTATGGTGAGAAGTACGGCATGGGCATCGTGCTGGCTGGCGGCAACGCTGGCATTGGCCGCTACGAGCTGGCCTAAGCAACAAACATTCGAGCGGGGCTCATATCGGGCCCCGCTCTTCGTATGAAAGGAAGGTCATTATGGCTAACGAAACAACCGGCGGGCGGGGCCGTCAGAACACCGCACCCAAAGATGCAGACAAGGCTTCCGCTGAGCTCAACAGGCCGGAGAAGCGTCCTGCTGTTCCAAAGGATGTTGACCCGCATCAGATTGTCACCGTTCG